ATTGCACTAGTATCAAGATTAGATTGTATCGTATGGTCGTGTATTTCTTTTGTAAGTTTAATTAATTTTCGTTTAATATTTAAATCTTGTAACAAATAAGCGATTGCTTTTACATCGAACAATACAATACTTTTTGAAACTATAGATGATATATAAGTCATACCACCAACTTCTATAAATGCTTTATTTCTATTCAGCATATTTTCTATTGTTACAGATGTGATTGTCGTATCTTGTTTTACCAGTTTTTCAATAGCATCAAATATAATCATATTGACTTCATCGACAAAACAATCAATAGATATAATGTCAGCAACTTGATAATAGATATTATTATCTACTAATATTGAACCTAGCAATTGTTGTTCAGCATTTATATTACTAGTCATTTATATTTACTCTAACCGATAGTATGCATGTTCCAGGGCTGACTTTCCATAATGTGAAACATAGTCCATTTGTTTTGAGTCATCTTATACCAAAGTTAAATCCAGCATTTAATTTATAAAAACTTCTATAACAATAGTATGTAATCTCTAAATTATGTTCATTAGTAATAACAAGTTCTTGTACATCTTGCATCGGTATTGGGTCTTGTGATCCGACTTCGTAAAATGAATCTTCACCTATTTTTTGACCTAAAATTGCAGGATAACATATATATTTGTACTTATCTTCGCTTGCTAGTAACTCATATTCACCATTCACATGATTTTTCAGTTGACTTCTTAATGTTGCCAGCTCAATATTTGTAAGTTCTTCAAAAGCACTTTCTCCGTAATAAATTCTATATAAAAATTTAAAATTTAAATAATATTCAAGCATATCTTGTGTTGTAGAAGTTGCTGAAATTCTAAATAAACAAGTTGTTAAAACATCAAAATGAATTTCTGGAGTAAGTAAAGTTGCAATTGAAGTATTTGGTAAATTATCACCTATTGTGATACCACCATTGAGATACTCAATTTTAATTGAATTTTGTGACAATAGCTCTGGTTGACTAATAGACCAATGGTATTCTTGTTCAGATTCTGGTATTGTAGCTCCAATTTCGTATTTTAAGAGGAAATCAGTTATATAGAACTCAGTAAAGGTAGGTAACCCTACTCCATACAATAATAGCGTCCAGAGAGTCTTTAAATCTGTTTTATCAAATGTCATCCCTTGACTAATTCCGCCAATTGTAAATGGAACTGGCAATGTGTTAGTATATTTAAATTCTTCTACACCTCCTCCAAAAATAGTGGTAATAGATTTTGGTGTCGGTATTTTGCCTGCATCTATTTTTTTATTTTTTTCTGTGAGACAAATTAAATGTTCAGCTTTATCAATAAATACTTCTTTTATCCCATCTCCATTTTTACCTTGTTCTCCTTTCTCGCCCTTATCCCCTTTATTCCCTTTTTCGCCTCTTATGCCCTTGTCTCCTTTCTCGCCTTTCTCACCTCGGTCACCATTATCACCTTTACTGCCCCTGTCTCCTTTCTCGCCTTTCTCACCCTTATCTCCCTTTATACCTTGCTTGCCTTGTTTTCCTTCTTTGCCTTGCTTGCCTTGTTCTCCTTTCTCGCCCTTGTCTCCTTTCTCGCCTTTCTCACCCTTATCGCCTTTCTCGCCTTTCTCACCTCTTAAAGTATTCTGTATCTTGGCTAGTTCAGCATTAATATATTCAACTGAAATACTATCAGTCTTCTGATTGAGAATTTGCTCTTTAACATGATTTAATTTTGTTTCAATTTCCGATTGTATTAACTCAATGTCTTTTTCTAAAAATACTATTTTATCTTCAATAGAATCTATGTTTTTAAAATATTCTTTTTTTGATGATTGCAATTCTTCAAATACTGCATTCAAATCTTTCTGGTTATTATCATTTTGAACTATAACTTTTGATTCAACATCGGATATCAAATTCTCAAAATAATCATTTTGGCTTTCATATAATTTAATTGTTTCTAACACATAACTTTTAAAATCTGTTAATTCTTTGTATTGTATAGATTTATGCTCAATATTATCTTGTTTGAGTTGATTTATTTCTGCCAAGATTTCATTTTGAATTTTGTTATCATTTGAATTGATAAGCTGTTGAGGTTGAGATAGTGTAAATTCTTGTTTAAAACCATTGCTGTATTCTACACACAGAATATTGTGATCTAAAGTAACTTTAGTTGCTGCAAAAAAATGATTTAGTTGCTCTCTTGTAGACCACAATATATGTAAAAGTTTTTCGTTCATGCGTTTAATTTTATCTGTGAATGCATATGATCTACTATTTGTGCTAATTTTTCTTCTTTATCCTTTTTTTGTTTCGCAGTTAGTTTTTTCTCTTCATTTAATATTTTTTCTGCATCTAAAATTGTATGATCCAAGTCATCACCTTGTAATTTATTTACACTCACGTTCGGATTAAACATTCCATTTCTATATCTAGCTTCCCACAATTCACCTGCATCTACTGCACCCCGATCAATATATGTTGCGTCAATTTTTGCGTATGTTTCTTTAATACGTGATAACTCACTGTCATTAGGTGTGTAAAGACTCGGAAATTTAAATTCAAAGTTAGCTGGCTTATTAGTCCAATTTTTTTGATTCTGTACTAGATTAATAATCCATCGAATTGCTGGCTCAATTTGATCTGTTCTGTAAGCTCTAATTGTATCATAATACATGTGTGTATCGTTTTCACCTGTAGCGTTCATACCTGCTGGCGATCTACCAAAAAGTTTGGTAATAGGAATACCTGTAACTGCTGATATGTATTCTCCGTGCCTATCCCACATCGCAGGCATTTCTGCAATGCTTGCTGTTAATTTTTGGTAATCTTCACCATCAGCATCAATTAATACTGTTTTTGCAATTGAACGTGACATGTTAAAAATATCTAAACGTTTTGCTAGCAAATCTTCGCCGTTTTTTTGTACAAGTTTCATACTTAAATCTTTCATTTTAAAGATTGGTTGTACAAAATCTTGTAATATCTCACAGCTAGATTGAGTAATAACTGAATATTGCTTTAGTGCTTCATAACATCCTTGTAATATTGAATCATCCCAAATTTTAGTTGTCATGTTACGTTTTTTGGTCATGTACGGTATTTTATTTCCATGAAATCTGTAACATCTGCTTTTGTGTATCTTTAGTTTCAAATCGTTAATAAGATAAAAGTTTGGCTCACCTGTTAACACAGACAATACATCCATGGGTATGTCTTGTTGTTCAATAGTAACTTGATTTCTATCTATAATTTCAAAAGATTTAATACGTTGTATTAATTTTTCGTTAACTGGCTTGTCAAGCTCTAATCCGTCATCGATAAAAGCTACAATTAATGCACCACCGTATAGTCTACCAAAACTACCTGCTTCTTTCAGTTTTGTTTTAATTTTTAGCCTCATTAGTTCTTCAATTAACTCTGGCTCACATTCGATAAAATTTCTAATTGCATCTTCAACTACCATGTCAACTATACGTCTTGCTATACCGTTTGTGCGATATAGATTAGTTAACTCGTCTGGTCTGATTTCTCTATCTTTGTAAAATTGATAGTTTTCTGTACGTGAATTATCTGTGCCAATCCCTGTATAGATATTTGCAAAAGCATCTTTACGTGTAGAGTCAACTAACTGTATCACGTTGTCAAAAAAATTCTTAATATTTTTCATATATTCCATTTCTTATAATTTGAATCGTAAGTAGCAATCATAGTAGTTTCAACAGCGTATCTTAATGCGTCTATTCCATCATTATATTTATCCTCCAAGGCCCTTGTAATATCACCTGCTCTATCAAGCTTGTAACTATACATTTCAAAATTTTCTATTAAGCGTTTGCAACGTGGGTGTATATAAATCATTTCATGTGCTTTTAAAAAACGTATTCCATCCTCGACAGAACCACGCCCTTTTTGTGCACCTATTGCATGCAAGCCTTTTTGTTTTAAAGCAGATATGTAAGCAGGTGCGGCACTATCACAATAAACAGGATTCTCATCAACATCAGGTAAATGTTGACGTAAAAAATCTGGTGTTTTATCTACATCAAGTCCAAGCAACACAGCTTCATGTGAAACGTAAATTGATCTATTATAAAAAAACATTCGTACACCAAAAAATGGGTCTTTTGAAAAACCAAAGTCACATCCGAATTTTGGTGTAATTATTTCATCAAAAGCATTTTCATCAAATTCTTGTACTTGCCAGTAACTTCCTTTCTTAAAGACTTTTATTTGTGTATTTCCAATGTATGCACCTTCATACACATGTAAATACGCTTCATAGTCTCGAGCTTTTAATCGGTCTACTTCTTCTAAAAATTCATCTGAAACTTTAAAGGGATTATCTAAATATGAAACTTTTTTAATATACGAGTTTGATCGTGTATTATTTTCTATAAATTCTTGGGCTATGATATCAGTTTTAAATTGAGGATTTAAAGTACAAATCAGCTGACAATCTCTATTTCTAGTAACAGTTGGAACTAGCACATCCCAAGATGGTTTGCTTATATCGCTTGCTTCGTCAATCCAGACAATTTTCAAATCAGGTATTCCTTTAATTGAATTTGGATTCTTCCATAGCCCCTGAAATAATATTGTTACTCCAGTTAATTTATTGATGATTTTTCCGACAGTGAATTTAAAATATTTAGTTAAATTCATTCGGTCTACTTGTTGTACAAATACAGAATATACTGAGTTATCAAGCGTTTTCTGAAATTCCCTTGCACAAAGATAATTGCAATTTTTGTCTTGAAAACTACGTATAATTAAAAAATCTGCAACGCAAAAAGTTTTACCACCATTTCTGCCGCCAAAATATACTACGTAAGTAAATTTTTCGCAGTATTGCGGCTGCATCCATTCTGGAACAATTACCCTATCAAAGTACATTTTTATTCTTATCAGTTAAATTAACTGAATAAGTCTGTCGTTATTGACTTTGAGGTTTTACAAACTCAATAGTAATTTTTGGTCTATCATCTTCTAAATTATTATTTAACATTGCTTGTTTCTTAGCCAAGAAATCAGTAATATTATTCAAATCAGATACGCTGATTTTACCTTCTTGTAATGCTGCTTTAATAGCATCTAGTTCTTCTACCAATGTCTGCGTTTTACTAAAATCAATTTGTGCTGTTTGAGCATTGTAACGAGATTTTGAAATATTAGACCAATACTGATAATCTAGTTTTTTCTCGAGTGGAGTTTGTTCCCACAAAGTTCTACCAATGTTTACAGCTGTATCAAAAGCTTCTTTGAAATTCGGATACTCAACTAACCATTTTTTAAAAGTATCAGTACTAATACAAGCTGCTGCACAAAATTGTGATACACCGCCAAGATTTCTATAAACGTTAAAAAGCATTTTAAGATGTTTTGCTTCGTTAAATTGAACTGCTTTATTCTTATCAACAGTGAAACGTTTCACAAATTGTTCTTCGTATTCAGAACTTTTTAAGAAATCGATATAATGAAGTCCTTCTGTTGCTACTATGTCCTTGAGTTCATTTTTGCTTTCTTCTTCAAAAGTTTTTAATTCTTCAATTCTTGTAACACGTTCATATTTATTATTATGATTAAAATTTCTTCTATTGAATCTTTTGTTCATAAATACGAGTAATCATTTTGTTCAAAGTACGCTAATCTACCAGCAACTCTATCTCTATACACAACTTCTAGCTTTGAGATGTTACAATCATAACCCAAAATCTTGTAAACTTTTTTCACTGCATTTAAAATATTATACTCTTGAATATCATTAAGATATACACCAGATTTTAAAGTTATTTTTACGATTGAATCGTTAGTAATCTTCGATAGCATATCTTGAATAATGCTACTGATAGGAAGCATACTAAAGCTTTTCTTATCCTGTGTTATACGCTCAGTATCAGCTTTAATAAGCTCTACGTACTCAACAGTATCAGCTATATCCTTTAAAACTGGGTCATGACGTATCTCAGTTTTTAAGTATTCTGTTTCAGTTTTTACTGATTCTTTTACGTTCTGAACTACATAAAACGTTTCTTTCTTCATCTCATTTTTAATCACAAGAGTTACATATTTCATGAACGTAAACTTGTCTTTGAAGCTGCGATCTCGTCCTTGCGTTGCAATTTTGTATAAAATTTTGTTGATTTCAGCAGGTGTAAACTTTCTATTTGCTGATTCATTTAGTTTGCTACAGTCAAAATCGTCAAGTGGCAGAAATTCTTTCAAATCTTTGTTGTTTATAGCTCTTGTTCGCCAGTTTATTTGACCAGAAAATCTTTGTAATTTTAAATTTGAAAAATGTAGATTATTATATCTATTTTTATTATATATATTATTCTTATTATCTATATCAACTAGACATTTGATAGTACATTTTTTGTCTT